AGTCGGCAATACAGGCTCTCTACGGGTAGTTGCGTTAACTCCAAGAACCGGGACGTTTCTAGCCAAAAGCACCTCTAGCGTGTTACTCGGGAACCGCATGTCGCTGTCGATCCACAGCACAGCATCGGCACCCATTTCTAACGCTTCGTGAGCTAGTTTCTCTCTCTGCGTAAATATCAGCGTACCAGGCATCTGTAACAGTTCAATCTCGACTTTGCCACGTTTGGCTTCGTATTGAACTAATTTGGCAAGGTCAAAACAGAACCCGGCCATAACTTCATCACGACATGGTACGCAGATAGCTATCTTCAAATTGTCCCCGGATGCGTTCTAAAGAAACGGTTATCAGGATGGTTCAAAAATGCTTTGAATCGCGTCTGATCGATGACAGTAAACCCCTGCATGATCTTGTCACGGTTCAACTTGTCTACAACGGTCAACGGCAAGCGAGCAACGTGGGTGATGACTTCATCGAACTTGCCATCGCTATCGTTGTACTGCCGTTTGTTAGCCTCGATGATTTGAGAAACGTCCTGCTTCGTTTCTAAAATCACCCCGTCATCAGTCTCATGTGCGACTGTGTAACGGCCATCTTCAACTGAGAATAATTTCATGTAAACAGGGGAGAGGTTGCCCCCTCCCCTCCCTAGCTTACAGCGCCGGGTTTAGATCGGCCGCCAGACCATGAGCTGCCTCGTTACGCATCTCGAGGGTGAACTCAGCAAGAAGCTGGGTCATCTCGCTATCGCCCGTCTTAGCCAGATCATTCGTGGCAAACGGACGCAGATACGCAACAGCAGCATACTCAGGATCGATCAGGAACGCATCACGGGTACGGATGAAGCGATCAGGCGTGACCGACAGAGTACCGAAGTCCGACATATAAACATCGGCAGCACCGATAATCGTCGTCGGCTGGTCACCAGGCGCCATGTAACGCTGGGCAGCAATACCAGCGAAAGCAGACACCTTCTGCTTCAGACCCGAATTGACAACCAGCATCGTGGGGTTGCCACCGCTGTCAAACACTTCAGCAACAACAGTCTTCAGGATTGCCTCGGTAAACGTGCGGGTGGCACCATCCGAGCGGGTCGATACACCAATCGTCGTGGGATCGGTGCCAGACGTACCTGCGTCAGTGTTGGTCTTGATCCAAGACAGCAGGGCACCCAGCTTACGAGCACTTGACGAGGAACCAGCATCACGGCCTTGGTTAGCACCGAGAATGGTTTCCATGTCGCGCTTAAGCTCGCTGGCAGCCTTAGAGAGCTGATAAGCCTTCTCCGACTTGCGACCGGCCTTGTTAACCGCTTCCAGGGTGCCGGAGACTTGAATCGTCTTCTGCACGATCTGGCAGTAGTTGCCTAGACGGGTGGTCGGGCTGATGGTTGCAGAAACAGCGGTCGCGCCCTCAACGGCCGCATTCGCACTGGTAGCGGCAGCAAGAGAATCACTCTGCCACTCATGGAATACAGCGGTTGCCTTGGTGCGAGCAAGGGTCGACAGAATAGGGGTTTCGGTAGGGCTGATGTCGTAGATAACGTCGATCAGGTCTTCGCGTTGGCCAATGGCCGTATGAGCGGTAAAGGTAGGCATGATGTTCTCACAAGAATTTTTCAAAAATGGACGCGGCATCTCTGGCTTTACCAGACTTCCGCAGGCGGTTTCGCTCAGCCTTATACGATTCAGTTTCTGGTTGTGCAACCTTCGCAGCGCCGGACTTAAGAACCGGCGGTGGCTGACTGCTAGCCTTTGGTCGCTGGCTCATAAGTTTGTCGTACTGCGCAGCCTTCCAAAGGGCTAGAACCGCACGGCTGTCATACGCTGCTCCAAGTTCTTGATCCGTAAATCCCAACTCTCTGCCAGCATTCAGAATATCTGCTTTAACAGTCTCAGACTTTTCTGGATGTGCATAGTCTGGCAACTTGTCACTGAGCTTTTTGGCTTCTTGAGCTAAATGAGCCTGCAATGCTTGCTGCTGCTCGGATTGTCGCATCTGTGCGAGTCGTTGCTGTTCAGCCTGTATCGCTCTCAACTGCTCTTTCTTGTCAATAAGCTCAAGTTTCTTGATTGCGTAATTAAACGGATCAATCTCTTTCAGAGCTTCTACGTCTTCCGGTTTGTTCTGCTCGGCAAGAACTTTTTGAATAAGTTCCAGACGTTGAGCGTACTGATCCCGGAGTTGTTTCGCTTGCTCGACAGCAGACTTTTCAGCCTCAACAGCTTTACGCTGTTCTGCGAGCGCCTGGGTCTTTTGAGTGTAGTCAGTGCCTAATTGATACGACTTAATGAGTTCATCAATGGTAACTTCGCGTTCCTCACCTGCGGCTTTCACCCGGTAGCGCGGCGTTTCCTCGACTTGCTCTTGTTGCACCTCTTGCGTTTCTTCCTGCGGCTCTTGAGTCGGCTGTTCGCCTTCATCGGCCATCATTCCGAGAATCGCATTGGCTGCACTGTTTACATCCAGCGGGCCACTTCCTGACGGATTAGTGTCCATATAACCCCTATAAGATTTTCCAGCGTTTCGACTTAATCTCAGTCGTTGAGGCTATTCCCTCAAAATGACTGATGATCGCGTCAATTGCACGAATCATTCTATAAAAATTCTCTCTTTTGTCAATATCTGACTCGTGAGTATTTAGTAAAGCCTCGGTATAGATAGACTTTAACTTGTTCAGTTCACCGCGAAACTCATCGTCTCGCATCAGGTTAGCAGCGCGTTCTGGCGTCATCCGGGTATCTCAACATTCGCAGAAATACCCGCTCCGATCTTGGCAGCTTTCAACTGAGCCTCAACCTGAAACTCTTGCTGTTTCAATTGGAGTTCAGCCGCAGCCTTTTCTCTGGCCAGTTGAATATCAGCCTGAGCCTTGAGTCTTTGAGTCTCAATCGCCGCCATCGCTTTCTGCTGCTCAATCTGAATCTGAGCCTGAGCCTGCGCCATCATCGCATCCAACGCAGGGTTGCCCTGTTGCTGTTGCGGAGGCTGTGCAAGCTGCTGGTCAATCTCAGGCGTGATCTCTTTGAAGAACTCGGTCGAGTCTTTGAACCCTGCCGCCTCAATAAATCTACCAAGAGTCGCACGATACTGCCCGACAGACACAAGCGGATTGGCAGGGCCATAACCCTGAAGGATCTGCTCTTGTTTCGCAAGAACCATCTGGAGCATAGCCATCTGCTCTTGCTTTGTGCCCGTCCCAAGACCGACAGAGATAGTTACATCATATTGGTTCGACCACTCTCGCGGATCCATCGGCACAAACTTGCCGCGCATCCTGATTAGCCTTGGTTGGTCTTGATACTTGCAAAGTAGATGCAGAATACCCTTGAACAGGCTTTTAACACCCGTCTCAGCGAACAATCGAGCAATCAACTCTAGCTTGCCCTGTGCAGCCCCCATAGTGGCCGCTACAGCCGCCGCAGTGACGTTCTGTAGGACGTTAGGGTCTAACCCCTGCTGTGCGTCTGAAACGCCTGTACGCTTCTGCTGTACGTTATCAAAGTACCCCAGCATCGGAAACGCACTGTCAGCGATATTCGGCACAACCATCGGCGTTATTGCACCGGCTGACTTCATCCTGACAACACCACCAGGCGTGACGTTCAGAAGGTCATCCAGATTCACCTGACCCTCAATCGCACCCACCCGCGCATTGTTCGACAGATACAGGTTATCCAGAGCCTGCCTGACAAGAGTGGACTTAATCAATTGCAAGTCCATTGTCCTGTCAGCCATCGACTGACCGAAAAACTTATGCGGGATCGGGAACGGGCAGATTACATGGAACGGCACATAATCCACTGGAATGTTGGCTTTTGTGCCATCAGCCCGAGTGAGAATCTGTTGATTGCTGTAGTAAATCTGGCGAAGTTCTGCAAGGCCGTCATCGTCTGAGTCTACGTAGATATAACACTCGTATACTTCGACTTCCTGCATGGACTCATCAAGACTCTCCTGCTCGAACGGTTCTTCACCCGGTGAGTACCGAGCGATCCGCTCTTCGGTAAAGTCCAGCGAATTGAACTGAGGCAGGCTGTAAACCTCATCCTTGTCAAAACCCATCTGTACAAGCTCAGTGCGCGGTACAAGACTACGATGAGCGCAGAAAGGCATCTTCTCCGATCCGAATACCGCTTTCTTGCTGACGATGAATTCTTCTGGCGGTACGCACTCAATCGCAACACGACCAGACTTGTCTTTCTTTCTGACGGTAACGGTTGAATTTGTCGACATCATCGGCTGACCGTCAAGACCCATCATGACGTTGCCATCAGGCCCAAGCATTTCTTCCTGCTCGATACTCTGCCCGACAATCTCTCGCGTACCATCCGATAGCAATAAAGCGAGTTCAGCTTCGGTAAGGTTCCGATACTCTTCCTCGGTAACATCAATCCGCTCGTCCCAGTAGGCTTTTACCGTTCCAGTTTTAGCCGTGAGAGCATCCCAAAACCACTGATGCAGAATCGCAAAACCTGGGTTGTCTTTGTAAAACACCCAGTTACAGTAATCCGTAGCTTGTTTGGCAGTTTCCTCATCACCAGGCCCGACAGGTTCGAATCGAACGATGTCGTCGCTCGCAGTAAAAACACGCATCAACTGAGGTAATGCACCATCTACGGCTTCTGCAACCTCACCCGTTACGATCTGGCTTCGACCCTCTACTTCATTGCCATACGGGTTACGCAGGTAGTAATTCAGGGCTTCAGCACGCTGGGCGGTTGTTTCGCTGTCCAGCATGCCAATGGCGTCATCAATCTCTGCACTCAGGATTGATGCAAGGCGTCCTTCATCCATTTTTCTGCTCGCTTGGTATAGGGGCGCTTCTCTTCCTTTTCGGTGAGTAGCTGCCGGAGTTCGTTGATCTGCTGGCGTAGTTCTGCAATATCACGATCATAGTCACGCCGCAAAACGATATTGCCCTGTGGGACTAGCATTAGACCACCCAACGTGTGTTAACAGGCAAGGGTTTGCCCCAGTTGTCATTATTCATCATATCTAACGATTGAGCAAGGTATCGGAAGGCGTCAGCAGCGTGAGAATGCTCATCGTGCAAAGGCGCACCAGCTTCCTGAGTAACCTGATTTATCTGCCGCCTGTAGCGTTTTAGGTGATTAACCAGCTCCGTACACCTGTCAGCATCGAAATAAGTGCGGGGAAATATCATCCTGGCTAACCTTATCCCCTCTTCCGGGTTACCTCTGGCTAATACTTGGACGTTTCTACCAAGGGTCTGCAAGAGTTCCTGCGTAGATTTGCCAGACTTGAAGTCACGGTGAGCGCCATCGTGCGGTATGTAATCGGTGCCCCAGTTCCACTTTCTCTCTTGTAACTGCATGACATAGCTGTCAACGGTTCTGTGAGAGTCTTCTATGTAATCGATCACCCGGACTTCTGATGCAACCCTCTGAACACAGATAATCGACATGGAGTCGTTCCAACCCAAGTCCCAGACCGTATGGACTTTAAGCTGCGGATCGTATGGAACCGCTCTGATCCTGCCTTCCCTCTGTGTGGCCTCAATCTCATTGGCATAAATAGCACCCTCGACCGCGGGTCGGCACTTACCCTCCCAGGTCGTGAGATAGCCAACAGGGTCACGGTCTAACCACTGTCGGCGCTCTTTATCAAGTTCAGGCGGGAACCACGGATTGTCCTGCCAGTTCATCTCGATAATGACAGATTCTTCTGGCGGTCTGATTACAAACCGGCTGAAAGTCTCGTCTGTATCAAGTTCAGGGTTAAACGTCACCCAGATTTCTGAGCCTGGCTTTCTGATTGTAGGTATCAGTACATCCCAGCTCTTCTTTGTAACGACCTGAGCCTCTTCCACCCAGCAGATATCCGTGCCCTCGTAGCTTTTGAGGTTGAAGACACCCTGCTGACGTATGCCAGCAAAGGTGAACTCTGTGCCGTTTGTGCCGAGAATCTTGTTCTCTTGGATGGTGTAGAACTGATCTAAGCCTAAAGACTCGATCTGATCTTTTAGCAGTCGATGAACGGACTCTTGGATAGACTTCTGAGTTTCTCTCGCGCAGAGAACCCGGATAGGCTTGGATGCACCCAGCGAAACAAGTGCGCGGGCTACAGACCAGCTTTTACCGCTTCCCCTGCCACCGTGTATAACCTTGTACCGTTTAGGCTGGAAGATAGGCAGCAGCTTGTGCGGTATTTCAATCCTGGTTCTGGATGCCGACAATCTCTAGTACCGTCTGGATAGGGCCACCGTTTGACCCTGTTACCTGAGTCTCAACTGGAATGAGTCTAGCCGCCAGCTTATAAAACTCTGTAAGGTGCTTTGGGTCTTCTTGCGCCCACTGCACCATTCTTTGAGTACCACCCAACTGCTCAAATGCCTCAGCAATCGCCTGCTTCATGCTGGCATGGACTCGATTAGGAGAACCCTTTGGACGACCTTTTCCTTGTCGACTCAAATTTTGATTCTGTATTTTACGATCTTCCACAAACCTGACTCCCTTGGGTTGGTCAGTGATTACTTACTTCTTGACTGTATCAACCTTGCAACGTACGGGTCTTTTTTTTGGTCTTTTG